GACATCGACCAGGTTGAGAACCTTGCCTCTATTGGTTGCACCCAAGAAGAGATTGCCGTCGTGCTCAAGGTTTCGTCGCGAACTCTGCAGCGTCGCAAGGACGCGCATGAAGCAATCGAGCGCGGCATGCATCGTCTGCGCACTAGTTTGCGTCGCTGGCAATACGAGAAAGCAAAGGACGGCAATGTCGCCATGCTCATCTGGCTTGGCAAGCAGTTGCTCGGTCAGCGCGACCGCATTGATGAGACATGGCGAGACGACACCATCACGATTGAACCGATCCACAGAAGCGGTAGCGGTGCTTGATTGTCCGCTTGCCACCTATAGAGTCTGTCTTCCACGCGTCGCAGCGTGAAGTCCATCGCGACCTTGCGCGCTTCTCCGTGCTTGAGATTGGCCGGCGGTGGGGCAAGACCACATTCGGTCACGTGCTCGCGCAATATGAAGCCATCAACGGAAAGAATGTCGGATGGTTTGCGCCGTCATACAAGTACCTTGATGACCCGATGAGAGACTTCGAGCGCGTGCTACGCCCGCTCATCCGACAGTTTGACAGGAAGAACAACAGGATGATGCTGCGCACGGGCGGCATGATCGACTTCTGGACACTTGACGGAGCCAACGGCGAGAACGCAGGGCGAGGTCGTCAATACGACCTAGCAGTCTTTGACGAGGCAGGATTTGTCTCAGGGCTGCTGCGAGTATGGCGCGAAGCGGTTCGACCAACGCTCACGGACAGGAAGGGGCGCGCGCTGTTCCTCGGCACACCGAAGGGCACGGGCGACTTCCATCAACTCTACCTCGAGGCGGAAGGCGACACGACCGGGCAGATGAAAGCCTTCCGCATCGGCAGCGCGCGCAATCCGTTCCTTGACCCTGCTGAGATTCAAGCGGCCAAGATGATGCTGCCCGAGCAAGTCTTCATGCAGGAATACGAAGGCATGCCGTCTGAGGACGGTGGCAATCCATTCGGGCTGGACGCAATCAGATCTTGCATCGGTCCGATGTCAACGGCGAAACCAGAATGTTGGGGAGTCGACCTAGCAAAGTCACACGATTGGACGGTTGCCATTGCGCTTGACGCCGGCGGGTGCGTCTGCCGTCTCGAGCGTTGGCAATCTCCTTGGCATGTGACGCGCGAGCGGCTTGCTCAGATGATTTCAGATACCCCTGCGCAGATTGATTCGACCGGTGTCGGCGACCCTGTGGTTGAGGACATTGCCCGCGTGTGTCGGCGTGCTGAAGGGTTCAAGTTCACTAGTCAGTCAAAGCAGCAACTCATGGAGGGGCTGCAGATTGCAGTGCAATTGCGGGACGTCCGATTCCCTGACGGATGGCTTCGCAATGAATTGGAAGCCTTCGGATTCCGATACTCCAATAGGGGAGCCGTGCAGTACGAAGCCACAACCGGGCACGACGACGGCGTATGTGCTCTTGCCCTCGCGTTGCAATCTCGGCGCGGTAGGAAACCTCTGGTCCTCAAGGTCATCTAATGAACATGATCGAACGCTTTCTTTCTCGTGTGCGCTCGAAGACCGCAACCAGCAACGCCGCCTACATGGCTGCGTCCTCAAAGATTGTGATGGGTGATGAGGGGAAGCGGCAACCTTTCTCCTACGCATCTGCCGTTCGGTCGTACTCGTCTTGGGTGTACGCGGCTGCAAACTTGAATGCGGTTGCCGTTGCTTCTCAACCCTTGCGCCTGTACGTGCGATCGCGCGACGGCAAGAAGAAACTCTGGAAGACGCGGTCGGTTTCGGCGCGCGTCAAGGCGTTCCACGCCGGCGACCTCGATCATCTTCCGTCGCGCCATGTCATTCGCAAAGCAGCGGAGTACGGCGACAACTACGAAGTGGTGACAGAGAATCATCCCGTGCTCGACTTGCTCGAGAAGGTTAATCCATATCAGAATGGATTTGACGCAACGGTGCTGCGCATCCTCTACACCGAGTTGACGGGCAACGCCTACTTGCATCCTGTCGTTGACAAGGCGTTGGGCATTCCAATCGAGCTCTGGACAATGCCCTCGCAGTTCGTGGAAATTGTTCCGGGCAAAGTTGATTTCGTTGATGGCTACTTGTACGGAGCAGAGCGAGACAAGCGTCGCCTGTTTCCTGCTGAAGAGGTCATCCACTTCAAGCGACCAAATCCAAACGACCTCTACTACGGCATCGGAAAGGCTGAAGCAGCGTGGGGTGCAATCATGTCTAACGACGAGATTCACTCGATGGACTATCACTTCTTTGCAAACAAGGCGCGACCTGATTGGCTCATGACCATCAAGGGCATGGTGAGCACGGAAGAGATGGATCGGCTTGAGAAGCAGATTGAAGAGAAGTTGCGCGGGTCAAAGCGCGCTGGTCGATTCCTCACGGCATCGGCTGACATCGACATTAAGCCGCTGTCGTTTCCGCCAAAGGACTTGCAGGGACGCACTGACATCGTTGAAGAGATTGCCGCCGTGTTTGGCGTGCCTGTCAGCATGCTCAAAGCCAACGATCCGAACCTTGCGTCGGCAACCATCGGCTTTGCTGCTTGGAAGGCAAACACCATCCTCCCGCTTCTGCGCATGGACGAAGAAGTCCTGAATCAGAATCTGCTGCCGATGTTCAACATCGAAGGCGACGCGTTCCTCGCCTATGACAATCCTGTCCTGTCCGATGAGCGGTTTGAGTTTGAGAAGAACCGATCGTCGGTTGCGGGCGGCATCATGACCGTGAACGAGGCTCGCACACGGAACGGCCTGGACGCGTCTGAGGACCCCGCCGCCAACAGACTACTGATGGGCAACCAACCGTTGGGAGGTCCCACGAGCGATCCTAGTCAGCCTGAAGCGCTTCCCATTGCCGATCCAACCACGCCGGCGGCTGAGGGCGAGCAAATCAGCCCGATTGACCAACCAACCAGCGCTCCCGTCACGGGTGAAGCAGCGCCGTCGGGTGATGCCCCTGCGGTAGCCATTGATGCCCCGGCGGCAGCCGCGTTGAACGGCGCGCAAATCTCATCCCTGATTGGACTCGCGCGGTCGGCAGCGCTTGCCGAGTTGCCCATTGATTCGGTTCGCGCAATTGCGTCGGCTGCGTTCCCGTCGGTCAGCCCGCAACTGATTGAATCCATCTTCTCTCCTATCACGCCGCAGCAGCAGCAGCAAGAGAAACCGCCAGCAGCAGCAGTGCCGATCGTTGCCAAGTGTGCAGGTGAGAAAGCAAGCGACCCATGCACATCTGAGAAGATTGGCAAACTGCTTGACGAGGGATATGACCGCGAGCAGGCAATCGCAATTGCAATCTCCATGTGCGATGACGGTCAGACCAAGTCGCTTGAGGACATCGACACAACTCCTCCGCAGTCAGTTGCCGACAACGCGCGACGCGCGCTCGAGGTCCGAGCCGAAGCACCTCAGTCGCAACGCGGCATGACCTCTGTCGGCATTGCGCGCGCGCGTGACCTTCAGAACAGAACGCCGTTGTCCGAGGAAACCATCCGTCGAATGGTTGCCTACTTCGAGCGCCATGAGGTCGACAAGCAAGGCGAGTCGTGGGATGAGCAGGGCAAGGGATGGCAAGCATGGAACGGATGGGGAGGCGACGAAGGTTGGTCGTGGTCAAAGCGCAAGCGCGATGAGTTTGATCGAGCTCGATCATCAGATGTGCAGACCAAAGATTGCGGCAGCGGCTCTGGTGGATTCAAGCCGGGCAACTCGTGCGCAGGTGGAGGAGACGGCGGTGGAGATGCAGAGTCATCATCAGAAGGAAAAAAAAAACCTGGTGACTGGATGGGCAAAGCCAACTATCCAAAGGACGTAGTTGAAACAGTAGGCGATGCAAAGTTGTATGCCGTCCTGAGGGCTCTAGCAGAGTCTGAAGGAAAGTCGAAAGCCGATGCAAAGACAGATGCAGCAGCAGCACTTGCAAGAATGGATGCAGGGCAGCGTGAATCTGTTGCCAATGACTTTGGCATTGTTCTATCTGCTGCAGAGAACAAGGCTAAAGCAGCAACTCTGAAGAACGATCCTGGCATTGCTGCAAAGGAAAAGGCAATTGCCGCCGGCCTCATCAAGCCCGCCAAGTCGGGTTCGCAATCAAAGGTTGCGCCGATTGATGCTGAGCCAACTGCTCCTCCAAAGGAGCAGAGCAAGTTTCCTGCCGCAGCAGGTCAATCAACGAAACCTGTTGACCCAAAAACAGCAGGACCAAGTGCAAGTCCTGGCATACCACCATCGATTGAAACTCTTTCAATTGAACCGCCTGACAATTGGAAAGATGAAAAATATCCTTTGCTTACACCAAAGCAAAGACAAGCAGTTAGAAACTCACCACAGGTTCAAAACGCAATTGAGGACTATTCAGGAACTGACTATAGGGAAATCAATAAAGAATTGCGAACTGCGTTGGAGTCAAGTGATTCTGACAACTTTGCAGGCTTGTCGAAAGAGGTTGCAATGAAGGTTGCGGCTCTTGACATTGCTACTCGCATTGACATGAGAAAAGATCCGTCTGTCGTTTATCGCGGAGTAAAGGATTCTAAGATGGCTAAGGCAATTGATGCAATGGGAGTTGGTTCAACATTTACTGACCGCGGTTATGTCAGCACATCATCAGATGCATCTAGAGCAATTCTCTTCACTGATCCAGGTGACTTCAACCCGCGGAATCCTGTAGATGCGCAAAAAGTAGTAATGAGAATTACAACTCGACAAGGTATTGCAATAAAAAGTTTCAGCACCAATGCTTCGGAAAACGAAGTGCTTCTCCCGCGTGGTGCAAGATTCAGAATCACATCAAAGGAGTGGAGGCTCACGGATGAGCATGACAAGGCAGCATCTTTGTACGTAGAAGTTGAGCACTTGGAGACAAACTAATGGCTGATCAACCTGATGCATCAATGATTGAAGACGAATCACTACCCGGAGCCCAAGAGCGTTTCCTGAGCGAACTCAATAAGAATGTTTCGTTGCGCGAACTGGCTCGGCTGATGGCAGATGGAATGGATCCTGATGAGGCATATGACATCGTGCTCGCTCAATCAAAGGTGAAGAAAGATGAATGACAACTTTGTCGACTTGCAGAAGGACTGTGGGAGTGGAGCGGGTGGCTTCAAGCCCGGCAATTCTTGCGGCGGCGGCGGATACGGAGGAAGTGCCACCGCCGGCGTGAAGCCACCTAGCCCGTCCCTGAGCGCTCCGAAGAAGCACGATGCCGCAATACCCGCGAATCCTCGACGGATGACCGTGGACCAGTTCAGCGCAGGTCTAGCAGCAATGGGATATACCGAGGTTTCTACTCGCACGGAGAATCCAAACAGCCGACTCGAGCGGCGGCAATTCTTCACGTTGCGCGACGCAAAGGGCAATGAGTCGGAGGCAGAGATGAACGACATTCTCTCCTCCATGTACGCATCCTCGAGCGATCCAAAGTTGGCAAAGGTCAAGCCAGTCCGCCGAACCAAGAGCGCTTCGTGCGGATGCGGCTGCGAATCAACACGCGTTGTGTCTCACAAAAACATGTGGTCTCATGATTCGATGGTCTGCAAAGCAGCACGAAAGCCGTCAGCAAGCACGGCAGCAAACGAGTTTGACAACATCACGAAAGACGAGACGGCAATCGGAAAGGCGGTTGACAAGATTCTCCGCAAGCAGATTGACGCGGTCATGAAGAAGTTGAATGTGTCGATTGTCCCAACACCTGAGTTGACGCTCGAGGTCGAGCAAATGCTCATGAGCTCGAAGTGGGACAGGCAACTCGTTGAGGCCATGCGTCCGTACTTGCAGCGCTCGCTACAGCAGGGCATCACGCTCGGCTTTGAAACCATCAAGAAACTGGCTTCGTCTGTGCCTGACTTCAACCCGCAGACGGCAAACCTTGACGCCTACGTCAAGTCAGAATCAGTGAGGCTTGCTCGAGGCATTGCCCGCGGCGTGAAGCAGTACACAGCCGTGAAGGTTAAGACCTTGCTCGGCGAAGGCATTCAAGCAGGCGAGACGGCGCAGCAACTCTCTTCCCGCGTGATGGAATGGGCAGGAGAAAAAGGAGACGCAGAGCGCTCAACACGCTCGCGCGCTTTGACGATTGCGCGCACAGAAGCCAACAGGGCAAGCCGCAAAGCAGAGTCTGAAGCGTGGCGTTCAACCGGTCTTGTTGAGGGCAAGACTTGGTTGCTGGCACCTGACCCATGCGAGTTCTGCGAGGCTGCTTCTGAAATGTTCGGCGAGACGTCTGTTGGCATCGACGATGCGTTCTTTGCGCAAGGCGAGATTCTGAAGGGCGCAGATGACAACGAAATGATCCTGGACTATGAAGCAATCGACGGTCCTCCGCTCCACCCGAATTGCCGATGTTCCATGCAGCCGAGACTCATCGACGACTATGAAGCAGTGATCAAGGAAATGGAAGCCGAAGCAGCAGCACAGGACGGACCCTACGAGGAATCGCAATGATCAAGAAGACT